CAACCCCACCATCTACAAGCTGATTAAGGGCGGCGTGACCCGCATGGTCATGAACGGTGACAACAACATTGACTACAATGTTCTGATGTACAACGATATGCGTCTCATCACCGTTCCCTCCGGGCGCTTCAACACCGAGATCACTCTGGCACAGCCGGATTCTCATGACGATGTTGGCGGCTATACCGCTACTGGTAGCACCATCAACTACATGATTATCCACCCGTCCGCTGTGATGCAGGTTGAAAAGCTTGCCCTCCCTCGCATCTTCAGTCCCGCTGTGAATCAGCAGGCACAGGCTTGGATGTATGACTTCCGTCAGTACCACGGTGCTTGGGTGAAGCACCAGAAGACTGCGGGTATCTACGCCTCTGCTCAGTCCTTCCCGTCCACCTAATCAACCAACAGGGGAGAGGATAAAACCTCTCCCCACTTATGGAGTTGCTGACTATGACAGACGCAGAAAAACTCGCGGCAATTAAGACGCTACTTGAAGACGGCGGCGAAATGCCGAGCGATGAAAAGCTGAATACCTATCTTACGCTTGCAAAGAGCGAGATTCTGAACTGGCTTTATTGGGACATCGGCGGCGTACCAGAAGATGTTACTGATTTGCCGAGCAGATATGACGGTGTTCAGATTTACGCAGTTATCGCCGGGTACACCCATGCGGGTGCGGAGGGAGAGCAGACGCACATTGAGAACGGTGTGCATAGGCACTTCAGCTATGACGATATGGTTGGTTACATCCGCGATACCCGTCATGTTACGCCTTATGTGAGGATTGGTGGTTAAGGTTGAGAACTACTCAACGCGATAAGCGAACAATCTGGTATGCGCTATACCAAGGCGTTTCAGAGGTTGTTGACGAAGAGGGTAACTACACTGGTGAGTACACGGTAAGCTACTCTCAGCCTGTCAAGGCACGAATGAATGTGTCTGGCGGGAGAGGTCAAGCCGCTATTGAAGCGTTTGGTATTGACAATCCGTTCACGATGAGCGCAGTTACGGATGATCTTACCACTCCGTTCACCACGGATACCATCTTTTGGTTTGGCGTGACACCCGGAGCGTCCTATGACGATGTTCCGCATACCCACAAGTGTACGGGCATTGCGAGGACGATTAACGGTCTGACGCTTGCGCTCAAAGAACTGGATGTCTCCCATGAGGAGATTCCGTCCACATGAAGAAGCATATCACAATTGAGTTGTCACCAGAATCCTGTCAAAGCGCTCTGGACGCACTCAAGACTTACAAAGAGCAAATCAAGCCAAAGCTTGAGGAAATCTGTCGTAGGCTTGCAGAAATTGGCGTTGAGGCGGCAAGAGCATCCATTACGGGTGAGTATGGAAACAATGATGTGACGGTTGAGAGTCCTGTCAAGATTCGCAATGGCTATAAGATTGTCATGAGCGGAGCGGATGTCTACTTTGTAGAATTTGGCACGGGCGATCAAGTTGACGCACATTATGACACATCAGTCCCGGTTGCATGGGGTTCTTGGTCTGCCGAGCATGAGCAAAAGCTTTGGCGAACTGGATTCTGGTGGTACAACAAAGAGAAACTGACGGGAACACCCGCGCAGATGCCTATGTACAACGCCGAGAAAGCAATGAGGGCAAATGCAAGACGCATCGCACAGGAGGTAATGGCTAAATGAAATATACACGGAATGCCGTTTATTCCTATGTTGTGGATGCTATCCGGGCAAAGTATCCCTCTGCGAGTTGTACTAGCCGATATGTGCCGAAACCGTCCAAGTTTCCGTCATGCTATATCCGTGAGATTGACCGAAACCGTCCACTCCAGTACACGCAGTTGGACTTCCAAGATGTCCAGTGGGAGTCTGCGTTTGAAATACAAGTAGTCAGCAACAAATCCAACACAGCCGCCTCTGAAGCATATGCCATCATGGATGTTGCAAGGGCGGCATTCAGCGAATTGTATTACCGGGAATTTCAAGAAACCACCATTGACGGCGGCGATTTGTTCACGGTAATTGCCCGTTTTCGCCGGGTTATCGGCGGCGAAGACAAAATGCCCATCACATCTATTTAAGGAGAGAATGCAACATGGCAAATGCTGTCAGCACGGCAGGGATGATCGTGCGCTATGCAGTGGAGCAGTCTGCGGGTTCTCGCCCCTCTTCCGCTTATACGGAGATTCCGGGTTGCAAGGCTATTCCCGCCCTGTTCAACGATCCCAACACGCTTCAGTCTACCCCTCTGTCTGCCACTAAGAACCATACCTACATTGAGGGTCTTGGCGATTCTGGTGGTTCTATCGCTATCACGGTCAACGACTATGCCGCTTTCCGTACTGCGTGGGAGAACTGCGTTACCGCTTATGCGGGTCTGAGCGGCGGCAAGCAGATGTGGTTTGAGATTGCTTATCCTCTGGGTAGCGGTCTTGACTCGTTCTTCTTCCCCGGCGAACCCCTTGCCCTTGGATTTGGCGGCGCGGATGTTGACTCCGTTCTGGAGAACAACGCGAATATTCTGCCGCAGGGCGATTATCTGTTCGCTACGCCTACTGTTACCAGTACCTAACAAACAAACGGGGCGGCTTAAAAACCGCCCCACAAGTGATAAGGAGATAGAGTATGAGCAATACCACGAAAGAGATTGTGAAACCGATGGTCATTACCGACCCGGAAAACGGCAGGGAGTACACGCTTGAGTATTCCCGCAAGACGGTTGTCAAAGTTGAGCGAGCGGGACTTGATCTGAACAAGATTGATTCCTCTCCTATGACGATGATTCCTCTCCTGTTCTGGGGTGCATTCCTTATGCACCATCCGAGCATGACGAGAGAGCAGACGGACACGATTCTGTTTGACGGTCTGAACGGACTTGGCGGCGAAGAGGTTGCTTATCTTGGCAAGCTTTATGCCGAACCGTTCAAGGCACTTGTGTCCAGTGAGGATTCTGAAAACCCTCGCAAAATGGCGATCAAGTTCTAAGTAACGAAGATTCGCCGACTTACGAAGAAATATTCTGGGAGGTTTGTCCGCAGTTTTTAGCTATGGGTATGACCCTAGAGCAGTTCTGGGATGAACCTCCTTTTTTAGCATCAGTTTATCGTGATGCATATAGGATAAGACGCAAAACCGAAAACGAGCAAGCGTGGATTCAAGGTTTGTACTTTTATGATGCGCTTGCGGTTTGTATGGCGAATGTGTTTTCCAAGAAAGGTGCAAAGCGCCAAGACTATGTAGATCACCCGTTTGATATATTTCCGCTCACAGACGAAGAAAAGGCACAGAGAGAGCAAGAGGAATACAAGAAGATGGGTGAAGTCTTACGCGCAATGCAACAAAAACAGCGAAACATGAAAAAGGGTGATTAAGTGGCAGATACGCTTGAAAGTCTGGAAATAGAAATTGTACATAGTGCTAGTGGCGCGGCAACCGAGATTGGCAAAGTTACTTCTTCTATCTCCAAGCTTTCTGCCGCGCTTACAAGAGCAATTCCCAAGCTAAATGATTTCGCAGATGCGCTTGGGAAAATTAGCAGTCCTGTCACAATCAATGATATTCATGGAAACTCGTTTAACAAGACGGTTCAGAACCTCAAGCAAGTTGCATCTACCGCTAAGAGTGTGAAGCAGACTGTTAGTACGCCAATTCCCGTTTCTAACGGTATGCAAGAATTGATCTCTCAGTTCAGCGAAGCGGAAGTTTTAATGGGCAAGCTGAACGGATTGCAGAGTGCAATGCAAGATGCGTTCAAGGCGGGGGATGTGCAAAAAGCAATTGCGCTTAGAGGGCAGATTCTCCAGACGCAAAAGGCTATTGATGCACTTTCCAATAGCACCGAAAAGGCAACAAGTAAGATGGGGACTTTGCTTGCGTCTCTGAAGCGCATTGCTATGTACCGCATTCTCCGCACGATTATTAAGGAAATCACTCAAGCGTTCAAAGAGGGACTGGAGAATGCGTATCTCTTTAGCGCAGGGATTGAGGGAGAGGGTCATCGTTTTGCTGAGTCGCTAGACAGGATGAAGTCTGCAACTACGCAGATGAAGAACCAGTTGGGCGCGGCATTTGCGGCGTTGCTTGCGGCGATTGAACCCATTCTTATTACGCTGATTAACCTTGTAATCTCTGCGGCGAATGCTATCTCTCAGTTGATTTCTGCGTTCACCGGGACTACCTATCTCAAAGCGCTTGGGGTGTCTGACAAGTTCGCAGACAATATGAAAAAGGGCGCGGGTGGAGCAAAGGAGTGGAAGAACCAACTTCTTGGCTTTGATGAGATTAACCGCTTGAACGAGCCGAGCAAAGGTGGCGGGGGCGGTTCTACTGGTATTGACCCGTCCACCATGTTTGAGGATGCTCCCATTGCGGAGTTCTGGCTAAACCTTGTAGATAAGGTTGAACCCATCATTACAGACATTGAAAATATGTTCAATGGTTTGGTTGACTTTATCACTGGTGTTTTTACTGGTGACTGGAAAAAGGCGTTTGAGGGTCTTGGAACGATTGTCGCGGGTCTTGGCAGTACGGTTAACGATGTGCTGAACAATGTCATCGTTCCTACCGTGGACACTTTCTCACAGGGGATTATCTCCACGATTGACGGTCTGCTTGTCAACATTCAAGACAAGACTGGTATTGACCTTACGAAACTGCGCGAAACCATCCTGTTTTTCCTTAACGAAGTCCGATTCTTGATTGAGGGTTACTGCATGAAGATCGGTTGGATCGTTGAGGATTTGGGACTCATCGTACAGGATGTCATGAACGGTGACTGGGAGTCTGCGTGGGAACACGCGCAATTGCTTGTTCATGACGCTCAGATTGATGTCACCACCGAAGCGGCGCTAATGGCAAAAGGTGTCACCGAAAACATGATTGAGGGGAAGAATAGCAGTCAAGATTTCGGACAGGCATTCAAGGACATCATGATTGACACCCGCAATGAGATGGGGGAGACGGGCAACAAGGCAGACGAACTTGGCAAGGCGTTTGATAGTGTGATTACTCCTACTGCTGATAACTGGGGAGTATTTTCCAACACCATCATTGGCGGCGCTCTGGATCAGATGGGCGTACTGGGCAGTCTCGCAAATGTTGTGTGGGGTCTTGTTGGTGCATATGACCAGTTGGGCGGCACGACTATCAACGCAAACGGACACAGTCATTATTCTGGAAAGTTTGCTGACGGTGGCTTCCCGGATGAGGGTTCGCTCTTCATTGCCCGTGAAAACGGAGCGGAACTGGTTGGTAGCATCGGCGGCAAAACCGCTGTTGCGAACAACGATGACATTGTTGCCGCAGTTAGTCTTGGCGTATATGACGCTGTGAGTTCTGCTATGAGCGGCTTTGGCAAGGGTCAGAGCGTCCATGTATATCTGGATAGCAGAGAAATTAAAGCGGGGCAGAATCGCCTTGCTAGAGCGGCGGGGGTGTAACACATGACCGTAGAGATTAAGAGCGGAAACTCTTGGGTGGATATCACCAAAT